ATGGTGATGAATTTTTCGAAACACAGAGCCGCAATGTAACCGACTGGATGCCGCTACCAGAACCGCCGCAGGAGGTGCGCCAATGAACTGGCCTGAAGCATTTGCAATTACAGGCGTTGCTATGGCTATCGCTTTTTTAGTATATGTTATTTGTCGGTGGGGGTAAAAACGTTCGCCGGGATTAACACCAAAGGAGGGAATATGTCGGATGATATTTCACTGGCAATGGAAGGTGCGCTGGCTGTTATTGCTGTTGTGGGCGTTTACTGCCTGGTTGTGTTTTTGATGGATCGACTAGGGAACTGAATTCATTACGATATGGGAATTCCCATATCGGGTAAAAACGGTTTGCGGTAAAGCGAGAGTTAAGTAGAATTGCTGCGGGTGCTTGAGGCTATCTGCCTCGGGCATGAACACCAACGGCAGATAGAGAAAAGCCCCAGTTAACATTACGCGTCCGGCAAGACGCTTAACATTAATCTGAGGCCATATCTATGACTTGCACATGTAGGTTAGCCTCTTACGCGCCGAAAGGCAAGGAGAAGCAGGCTATGAAGCAGCAAAAGGCGATGTTAATCGCCCTGATCGTCATCTGTTTAACCGTCATAGTGACGGCACTGGTAACGAGGAAAGACCTCTGCGAGGTACGAATCCGAACCGGCCAGACGGAGGTCGCTGTCTTCACAGCTTACGAACCTGAGGAGTAAGAGACCAGGCGGGGTAAACCCCCGCCACCTCTGATGTGTCAGGCATCCTCAACGCACCCGCACTTAACCTACTTCGGCGGTTTTTTTTCACGTACTGTGGTTGTGAATACGATTGGTATTAGGATATGCTAACAACATTAGCTTGACTAATTTTGTATTGACTTGATTTTTGTTAAAGAACAGGACGGAGAAGTAAGGGGGGCACCCAATGAGCTACGCACTAAAAAAACACCCGCGATTGACTATTCCCCCTCGCGATAAAAGCGTTGTGGCAGCTCCGCGCCCGGCTATCGATGAAAATTGCACTCATCGTGAGCAGGTGAAAAATGCTTTCGATTTCGGTTTTTCTCGTTACGAGAAGGCAATGGAAGAACTTTCAAAAGTGTAATGATGGGTATTGTGCTCTATGGCTGAGATTGTTGAAGGAGTGCATTACCTTACGGTTGATGATCTTGTTGAAATCAATCGTTCCCTAATTGAATTACAGACGCCAGATGAGCTCGTTGGTGTTCTGAGTCCAGATAACTTAAGTTCTTCTCAGGCCCGTCCCAGCATGGTTCGATGGTATGAACAGACTAATGACATGTTTGTACTGGCATCGGTATTGATTGAAAGTCTGATTCAGAATCATCCGTTTGCTAATGCGAACAAACGAACAGCTATGATGGCTGGTTACGTCTTCTTGTTGTTGAATGGCTATGAATTAACAGCACCAGGCGATGAAATCGTGGAAATGGCAGAGGGACTGGCCTGCAAAACCTATACTCGAGAAGATCTCGAGAACTGGTTGTGTTATTGGTCTCGCGCGTATGACAGCCGGGAATTATGTAAAACAGGCGCAACTATTGTTTTGTATGAAACTATCAAGTTTAAAATGGAACAGCAAAACTAAAGGTGCTTCCAATGAAAACCCGCTTCGGCGGGTTTTTTGTTGTTTATTTTCGGTGAGTATGATGCATCTGGTTGTACTGATGTGGTTGGCTGATTCTGTTATTCAGGTGGCTTATTGCTGTTGATCGGTATGTCTTCACGGCTAGAATCGAGGCTCTTAAGTAGCGCGCAGGGAGAAGAGGGATGGACCCCGAAGGGGAAGAGCTATTTATCTGGAAGGATTCTGAAGATGAAAATCGAAGAATTGCGTGAAATTTTTAGTGAAAATGGCCTCTATGCTGTGCGCGTTGAGAATGGGAAAGTTGTCTACACAACGTTAATCCCTGATGATCATGTAATTTTATCTATCGAGGCATTCATTGAATACCTTGAAAGGCTCGGTTTCAAGGTAGTTCGCGAATGAGTTATAATTCGTAAGCCAGCCTGAACAACTGGCAACCTACAGCGCCATTGGAGACAGCAATGGCGCATATACAACTGGTCAAACAAACCTCTTCCGGATTACTTCTCCCGGCGACGCCGGAGAGTTGTGATTTTCTGCATCAAATCAAAATAGGCGAGTGGATACACGCTGATTTCAAGCGCGTTCGTAACTACGCATTCCATAAGCGTTTTTTCAAACTTCTGCAACTCGGATTCGATTACTGGACTCCGGTCGGTGGGGCGATCACTCCTCGCGAGCGAAAACTGGTGTCCGGTTTCGTTGATTATCTGTGCGAATCAGTAGGCCGGGAACATACGCCAGCTCTGAGCGAAGCCGCAGAGCAATATCTGAATACAGTTGCGACACGCAGAACCCGAGATACAGCATTGCTAAAGTCGTTTGAGGCTTTCCGCGAGTGGGTAACCATTCAGGCAGGATTTTACACCGAGCATATTTATCCTGATGGTAGTCGTGGGCGCAGGGCAAAATCTATCGCATTTGCGAACATGGACGAAACCGAGTTTCAGCAGGTTTATAAATCTGTACTGAATGTGCTGTGGAACTGGATCCTGTTCCGTAAATTTTCCTCTCCGGAGGAAGTCGAAAATGTGGCCGCGCAGCTGCTGGAGTTTGCGTAATGGTGGATTTACGTAAAGCGGCAAAAGGTCAGATGTGTACAGTCAGAATTCCTGGCTACTGCAATCACAATCCCGAAACGTCCGTGCTGGCGCATTACAGGCTGGCGGGGACGTGTGGAACAGCGACAAAACCACACGATATGCAGGCGGCAATTGCCTGTAGCTCATGCCACGATTTAATCGACGGGCGGGTAAAAACCAGCGATTACACCAAAGAAGAATTGCGCCTGATGCATGCAGAAGGTGTTTTTCGCACACAAGAAATCTGGAGAAAGGAAGGTTATTTATGATTTACCCAACAAATACAGGCAAAAGCGGGGAACGCCTTCGTCTCACCACGCTGGAAAGTGTCTGGATTCAGGGAAAACTGCGCATGTGGGGGCGCTGGTCGTATATTGGCGGCGGTAAGACGGGAAATATGTTCAACCAGTTGCTGACCTCTAAAAAGCTGACAAAAACGGCAATTAACGAGGCGCTCCGGAGGATGAAAAAAGCAGGTTTGGACAAACCTGAACTTGAGGCTTTTTTGCGGGATATGATCAACGGCAAGCAAAAAAGCTGGCTGGTGCATTGTACTGATGCAGAGGCGTTATGCATTGATCGGGTGATTAGTGAAGTGCTGGCAGAACACCCAGGATTGATTTGTATCCTCCGGCAACGATATGAAGGGAGGGGGATGACTAAGCGAAAAATGGCTGAATTGCTGAATGATTCACACCCTGAGTGGTGTTTTCGGACGTGCTGCAGTCGGGTAGATGTATGGCTAAATCTTGCTGAATATATGCTCTATCTACCGATGCGTGATGCATTCTCTTCCGGGGATCTAAAAACCGTCTGTTGACTCAATCTGTTATCCGGGGCTATATTCCTCACGCGCCAGCAAAATCTGGCGTCGGGATTGGAACCCCGGATAGAGACCGCGACAGACACACGCCGCGAGCGTGTTTTTTATTGTCGTATGCACGCGCACATCTGAATTATGGTGGGGCGCATGGGGGAGCTGAAAAGCTCGCCGGTCGGTTTCCCGGTAGTTCCAACCCTGTGCGTCTCACCACCCGATGATTGGAACCTGACGGTGGTGATAGTTTAGAAACCACCAGAGGGCGTCATTATGACAACTCAAATTTCTGTTGAAACTCTCTCCCCGATCACCCATAACCGGATTCCTGTTATTACCACCGAACTTTTGGCGCAGCTTTACGGCACTGAGCCGGTGCGTATTCGCCAGAATCATCATGAGAACAAAGTACGCTTCGTTGAAGGGAAACACTTTTTCAAAGTTGTTGGTAATGACCTTAAAGAATTGCGGGTAGCTTTAAACTACTCACAAAATCCCATCTCTCCCAAAGCCCGCTCCCTTATCCTCTGGACAGAACGCGGAGCAGCCCGCCACGCAAAAATGCTCGAAACCGATCAGGCGTGGGATGTGTTCGAAAAACTGGAAGACTGCTATTTCAGTCAAAAGGATCCGTCAGCGCCAGTTGCATGCCAGAAAAGTTACGACACGCGAGTTCTCTGTTATCAGTGAGGTGGTGTCACTGTTTCCACAATTCAGTTACGGGATGATGATATTGTTATTTCCCTTGAGTCATGGCTGGAACTGGCGAGAGCCAATGGTTGGTTTGTTGTTCGCAGAGATAAACTGGTGGAAAGGTTGATGCAGCTTTAAAAAAGTTCTTGCATTTTTGCACATAAACTGCTTCAATTCCGGTACGCTTCGCAAAGCTGTATCGCGAGGCGAACCAAGCGCATGAACTTTACCAGAACCCGCCATTGAGCGGGTTTTTTATTGCGGAATTAATTACGGACCGTTATTATTCTGCTCCCGGCCCTTTAGCTCAGTAGTGAGAGCGAGCGACGCATAATCGCCAGGTCGCTGGTTCGAATCCAGTACAACGCGCCACACTTATTTTCCCTGGCTCGCTTTTGCGGGCCTTTTTTTTAAATGTCTCACAATTCAGGCGGTTGACTGTTGTCTGGTTTGCGGGGAGTTTGTTAAAAGAAACTGGCATGGTGAATCCCCCTGTGCGGAGGGGCAATCAGTGAGTAGGTATATGGGATAATCGCGGATTCAGGTGCTGGTACTGAATTCACCGGGAGGCACCCGGCACCATGCAAGAAAAAGAATGTGCATGCAAACATGCCCCTCTCCGGAGGGGCATTTTTTATGGGTAAAAAATGCCCGAAT